GTTGGCTAAGTCTAGAGCATTTGAGGCGGCTAGGAATTCAAGACTTAATTTCGGTTGGACAAATATTAGCACAGACATAAATATTGAACTTGCCTATTCCCTTAATGTTTTGAAATTCAGGGCAAGGGATTTGGTTCAAAATTCTACTTTGCTAAATGCCTATAGTTGCTTAATGGTAAAGAACGTTATTGGTTCCGAAGGGTTTACCTTTAAGAATTTGGCAGTCAATCCAGACGGAAAACCCGATGTAGTAGCAAATACAATCATTGAAAGAAACTGGAATTCGTTTTGTGACAATCCAACAGTTTCAAAGAATATGACTATGAAAGACGCTTTAAGATTGGCGGTTCAAAGTCTTTCGGTTGATGGTGAATGCATTTTAGTTATGCATGAAGGTTATGACAATGACTTCAAGTTTGGAATTGAAATAGTTGATAGTTTGAATTTGGACCCTGGTTTAAATATGGTCCTTCCGAATGGGAACAAGATAATTTGTGGCGTTGAATTCAATGAATACAGGGTTCCACAGAACTACTATTTTAGAGCGCCATATAGCGTAGCAATGGAACCTAACACCTATACCAAGGTTCCCGCCAACAGGGTAAGGCATCTATTCAATAGGAAGATTCTAGGGGCAGTAAGAGGGTTCCCGCCTGTAACGCCGATAATGGAAGACCTAAAGACCTTGGACGGCTACATAGAATCCGAATTGGTAGCGGCTAGAACAGGTGCCGCAAAGATGGGTTTCATTGAACAAGATGGAACAGTTCCCTATACAGGGGATGACGTTGACGAGAACGGGAACCAGATAAGCGATATTGAACCAGGACATATTGAGATTCTAAACAAGGGTCAAAAGTTTGTCGGCTTTTCGCCTATGCATCCCAATACAGCATTTGCCGATTTCGTTAAGTCACTTCAAAAGCAGATAGCAGGCGCATTAGATATTTCATACAACAGCCTAGTTTCTGATTATGAAGCCACAAGTTATTCAAGTTTGAGGGCGGCTAGTTTGTCCGATAGAGAGACATACAAACAGATTCAGGAAATGCTAACAGAGAATTTTCTTTATCCTGTCTTTGAAAAATGGTTAACGATTCAGATTATCAATAAGAACGTCAATCTTCCGTTCTACAACTTTTCAAAGTTCAATCAACCTACGTTCCACGCAAAAATGGGAAAGTGGGTAGACCCGCAAAAGGAAATTGAAGCCGCAAAGATTGCATTGGAAATAGGAACAACTTCAAGAACCCGCATTATGGCAGAACAAGGAATTGCATTTGCCGATGTATTGAACGAGAGGGAAGCCGAAGACAAGGCATTAAAGGAAGCTGGAATCTTAACTATCTTTGCCTTGAATCAGCCAGAAAACCCCGATTCAGTCAGTCAGTCAGAAACAGGTAAAAAGCCTAACTCTAATTCGGGTGTAAATGGAGCATAGAACAAATGGATAAAATTAGTAAGTTAAGCAATTTGATTCAAAAAAGAGACATAATCATTAAGTCAAATATCATTGATGCAGAAAATCAGATTATTCAAATCCCTATTTCGTCTGAAACCCCTGTAGTTAGAAATGACAACGGCTATGTCTATTACGAAGTTCTATTACATACCCCCGAAGCGGTAGACCTAACAAGAGCTAATGACGGTGCCGCTGTTATGGAATGCCACGGCGGGGAACAGATAGGGGTTTTTGACAAGGCATTTGTTCAAGAGGGCAGAGTTTATGCCCAATTGCGTTTCAGCAAGAATGACCCCGAAACAGTTTCAATCTTCAAAGATATTCAAGACGGCATTGTTAGAAATTTCAGTATTGATTATTCCATCAATTCCATTCTTCCGCCGCCTTATGAACAGATAGAAGGCTATGACAAGATTACCGCAAATAGTTGGACGCTATTAGGCGTAAGTCTTGCACCTATTCCCGCTGACCAAACTGTAGGAGTAGGCAGAAGCCTTGAACAGATTACGGTAAATCCTAAACCGATTGAAAAGGACGTTGACCCCGTAAGGGTTAATCAAAGTATTGGCGTTGATAGCGTTGATACAAGTTTGAATCAAGAAATTAGGAAGAACAAAGCAAATGAACCAATTAGGAAGCCTGAAATTAATCATGACACAAAAATTCAAAACAGGAGAAACAAAATGGAAAACCAGAATGTAGATATTGAATCTGCCATTGATGCAGAATCAAAAAGACGTGATGCAATTGAGGCAATAGCCGATAAGTTTAACCACGTTGACGGAGTTAAGGAATTCGCAAAGAAAGCAAGCCGTTCAAGAATGACTATTGATGAAGTCAATACTCAGGTATTGGAGTTAGTCAGTAAGTCAAACAAGTCAGAGACAGTCAATCTAGAAGGACAGAGGGCTAACACTTGGCTTCCTAAGAAGGACCAGGAGAGTTATTCCATTGCTAGGGCAATTGGACTGTTGGCGGCTGGAAAGCCTGTTGACGGTCTTGAAGGTGAATGCGCTAGAGAGATGGAAAGCCGTTATGGACGTTCCACAAAGGGCAATTTTGTAATTCCAATGGATGCCCTTATGAAGCGTGATAACACAACTGTTCCAGGTTCAAAGGGTGGTTTCCTAGTTGAGACACAGCCACAGACATTCATTGACCTATTGAGAAACAAGGCGCTTACCGCACAGCTAGGCGCACAGGTTCTTCCTAATATGGTCGGTGATTTGACCTTCCCTAAGCAGACTTCGGCTTCTAATGTCGCCTATATTGGCGAAACACAGCAAGTCACGGAATCTGAATTGGGATTCGGACAGATTGTTTCACGTCCAAAGTATGCAAGAGCACTAACGCAGTTCTCCAAGGGTCTATTGAATCAGTCAAACCCTTCAATTGAAGCCTTGGTAAGAAATGATTTGGTCGCTCAAGCCGCACTAGCAATTGACAGTTCTGTTCTTGCTGGCGCTGGTGGCAATGCACCCTTGGGAATCAAGAATACTTCTGGCGTTGGTTCGGTTAGCACGTCATCCGCTACCCTTGCAAAGATGCTTGATTTTGAAAAGAAGGTTGCAACTGCTAATGCCGATTTCGGAACTATGGCATTCTTGACCAATCCAACAGTTAGAGCTTCTTTGAAGGCAAAGGATAAAGGAACCGCTGGCGTCAATTTCATTTGGAATGATGCTAACGAAGTTCTTGGATACTCTGCTTATGCTTCAAATCAGGTTGCCGCAAATACTATTTACTTCGGCAACTGGTCACAGGTTATTGTTCCAATGTGGGGCGCTGGCGTAGAAATTGAAGTTCTCAAGACTTCAAACTATACAAACTATGGTCTATTGGACGTTGTATTGTTCCTAGCTCATGACGTTGTAGTAAAACAGGCTGGCGCATTTGCAGTAAGCACAGACTTTTCGTAATTCATAATTGAGTAATGCAGGGGAACTAAAAAGCCCCTGCATACTTCAACAAAAATTCAAAATACAAATAGGAGAAATAAAATGTCAACAAATGACCTTTACTCAGCAAGTGAAATACAGAGCGCCGTTGCACCTGTTTCCGTTTCGGGCACAGTTTCTACGGGAACCGCCATTTCTACCGCAAGTTATGACGGTGTTTTCAATATCAATTTGGCTACTTCTACCCTTACAGGAACTATGCAGGCTTCATTGCAGGTTCAAGCAAGTGGTGTAAGTGGCTGGGCTGATATTTCAGGAAATACCGCCGTTGTTACTTCGGGAACTAGCGGATTTGTAGCACAGACCTACGCAAGTTCAAACGATGGGGCATATATCAGACCTGTAATTACGTCTGTTAGTGGTCCATTTACTGTTTCCAGCGTGGTTATTGCTCCAAAGAAAGTAGTTTAATCAATAGGGTTTTCCTGCATTCCGTCAAAAAATGCAGGGTCTTTTTAAAAGGATTTGAAAATGCCTGGAAACTTTCTTCAAAATGACCTTAATACATTTTTGAATCCTGATAATTTCGGGTCATACATAACCATTACGCCACAGCCAAGAGGAACCGCAATTCACGTAAACGGCATCTTTGACAATGCTACGGATGTTTATGACGTGAACTCACAAGCGTTCTTATCTTCTACCCCTCAAATTACGTGTAAGTCTGTGGATGTTTCAGGCGTAGCAATCAATGACTTGGTTCAAATGGCAGAGTTTTCAGGAACAAGTTATTACGTAATGCGTTCAAAGCCAGACGGTGAAGGAATCACCACAATTGAACTAAGTGAAACAAAGGTTTCAATTTAGTAAGGGAGTTTAGATAAATGGCAATTTTGAGACAGTCAATCTTTGATGAAGTGGAATCCAGATTCAAGACTATCACCATTGCAAACGGTTATAGGACTGATTTGGGAAACCACGTCCTAAAGTGGCGTGAAGTTTCAACTATTACGGTTCCAGAATTGCCAGCCGTAAGCATTGGCGATACCCAAGAGGAACCAGAAATCGCAAACGTTACCCGAACAGCCGCCCACAAAAGAACCCTGACTATCACCTATAGCCTTTTGAATACTGGAACAGATACCGAATCCATCATTACCTACATTAGGAAGATGCAAGCTGATATTGAAGATGCTATTAGGGAAGATGACAAATGGAATGGAAATGCCCTATGGACAAGACCAAAGGGAAATCAAATGGGTTTTGATGATAAGCCTACTTCAAGTCTAGTCGGTATTTTGACGGGTTCATTTGAAATTATCTATTTGACGGAACTATTCAATTCAGAAAATTAAAAAACAGGAGTAATACAAATGGCAAACAATGTAGCACTAGGCATAAATACAAATTTTGGATATGCGGAAGAATCCACATATGGAACAAGAGTAGCGCCGACAAACTTTCTAAATATCACAACGGAAGGACTAAAGCTTTCACAGGCTTTCAATCCAATTACCGTTTTGGGAAAGCCACATAATGCCGACTATGTGAACGGCAAACGTTCTGTAGACGGTTCTTTTGAATTGCCTGGAACCTATGACAAAAGCACTGGCGTATTTCTTAAACACGCTATGGGTTCCGTTGCTTCAACGTCTTTAGGTGGTGGTGCATACAGCCACGTTATTACACCCTCTGGCGTCCTTCCTGTTGGCTTGTCCCTATACGTAGACAGGGATTCAAGCACCGTAGGAACAGCCTATGCCTATCAGGGATGCCAGATATCAGACCTAAAGCTTACCTTGGACGCCGAACAGCCGTTGAAGGTTGCCGTAACGGTCAATGGACAGGATGAAACGGAAGTTGCCTATTCAGGCGCTACGATTGCCGCCCCTAAATACATCTATTGGGACCAGACCTTTACAGCCAATATGACCGCAAGCGGGGTAGCCGTTTCAGGCGTCCAAATCCATGCTTTCAGTTTTGAAGTAAAGACGCCATTGAACGAGAACCGCTATAGCCTTGGACAGAGAACAAAGACAGGGCAGGGAATCGGCGGGGTTAGAACAATTAACGGAAGTATGACTATTGAATTCAGTGACAAGACGCATTACGGATATTTCAGAAATGGAATTGAGATAAGCGGAAACTTTGCAATGAC